TGTGAGCTATTTGCTGCTTGAGTAGGCCTTCCTGGTAAACTACCTAATATAACTGGCTCTTGCCTTCTTTGACCATCTCGAAAGAAACCAAACACCCAACTTCCTTCGAGTAGTCCGGTCGCCGAATTTCCTATACCATTTACTCCGCTGGCCGTTACAGGTAACATAACAAGAGACCATGGTAAATCTTCCGTAGGTAATAAAGTTTTATCGGATGTATGCTGGCCCAATATTCTTACACGAACACGGCCTGCTTTGAGTGGATCTTGCCTATCCTCAACAAGGCCAGTAAACCAGAAAAAGCCTGAAAGGCCCATAAAGTTTTCGTTATACATAAAATTTTCTCATTAGCTCGCCTGATAATAACACTTCAGCATACGTCATTTTTAATCATTTCTCCAGTTCTACGCAGGCCATCTGGCCACTACTGTAAACACTAAAACACTTACCATTTCTATATTATCTATGAGCCAGGCATGCGCTAGCATGACTTTATCTCTTAGACCTACTAAACTCTGTACCATCTCGGTGGCCTCCTCTAATACCATTATAATATAATCTTACATAACCTATTGGGAATATAATCTTACATAGTCTTATGATATCTATATTCATTTGTATTATATATTCACTTCTTCCATAGTTAGTCTCTAATATTTAGTGTGCCATTCTCTCGGTTACCTGTGAGCTGGCCAGCCAAATAGTAATATCTACATAGCTATAAAAAATTTCGGTCTCGGAGCGGGCGGACTCTGAGGTTCTTTCAGTTAACTAAAAATACCACCTATCTGGTTAGTAAATAATTTATCAACTTCGTATATATCTACTATTCCATCGTGGGACTTTTCTTTATTAATAAATGTATCGTTATACTCCTCAGGATAAGGTCTTCGGACGCTGTCTTTCATGCACTCTAATACCATTATGTGTTTGTTTTGTTTACGATTTAATTGGTGGCGTATAGACGTAACCAGATATCGTCCTGATAGGTAAGGGTCGTGATCTAATGGTTCTGAACCACCTGCAGGTTCATAAGAAGGCATGTCAAAAGTAATAAGATCACCTGCTTGTAAACCTGTATAACCCGGCACGGTAAGTTCTAGTTTAAATGATTGAAAGGCCAGTCTTTGTGATAATCTTTTTTGCAGTATTTCGGTTTGAGGTGGCGTCTCTATTGTTGTATCACCTGAATAATGTGTTTCTGATGTTTGCGACCATAGATATAATGTGGAATCAGGATAGTCGGCCAACGTTTGTCCTTCTCTCATGTAAAAAGGTAATATGCCTTGATTGTTTGTTTTTACGCCATCTTTGCCTGCTTCGGTATGAAATATTTTTTCATATTCATTATGGTAATTAAAATCTGTTTCTTCGTATGTTTTGTTTAATTGGTCATGTGTTATAAGTTTACTAGCGTAAACGCCGTTTCTTAAATTCTTTAGTGTATCAAATTGATCTAAAATTCTATATGATATGGCAATTTGCATTTCATTTTTAATATCTTTTTCACCACCTTGATTTACATTGGCAGGTTTAGGTCTAAATCTTGCTAGTACGGGTCTTGCTGTATTGACTTCTATAGCCATCATACTTTCTAATGATCTATAATTAAAACCTCTACTAGTTTCATAAAAATAGTAACCAGCTCCATTAAATTTTTCACTTCTAGTTTGTACTGCTAATGTGTCAATAGCATCTAGTGGTCTTATTCTAGGGAATACATGTTTATGTAAACCTTTAGATGGTTCAAAGTAAAAATTTTTAACTGAATTTAAAAAATCTTCATTTCTTACTATGTTGGCCACCATATTTGAATATGTTTGTGTTTGAGCATTGCTTACCACAATCAATTCGTTTGTCATCATCTCTTTACTACAAAAATGTAATAGATAAGTTTGAGCTCTTGGTGTAATGCCTGTTCTATTTTGTATTTTATAAACATACATTGGATTACCTGACTTAATTGTAAAGTCATAACCTGATGAACATGATGGTGTGAAGAATTTAAATTCTAGTCGTTCATTACCTGTTAATGGCAATTTACCTATTACGTTATTAGCATCTACAATTAATAGGTTGCCAGATAATGTTTTGTTGAATATACTCTCATAGATATTTAAATCTACAACCATTGTATCAATGCCAATAGAATCAGGTTCACTGCTTCCATCTTTACTAACGTATGAGATTAATCTTATGTCGGATAGGTAATAAGCGCCAGGCTTTTTTATAGCACTAGCATCAAGTGTATCATATATATTCATTTTTAGTCAGCCATTAAGTTTTCAAATTCTTCCAACAATAAAGGTAAATATGCTGGGTTCAATAATTTGATTTGTCTTTTTTGATCTTGTAATCTTTCTTCGTATTGTCTATTTGAAACTGATACCGCATTTGGCGTATTACTATTAACTTCCAATAGATGTGAATAATCTGTTGGGCCTTCACCTGTAGTTTTACCACTTGATTGTGTTATTTCGTAATGATGTATAGCATCTGAATTTTCGTATTTTTCATTTAAATATTTTTCAAGTTCATAAGAAGATAAAGGCCAACCATAATATCTATCTGTAATATTATTTGTCATTAAAATTACCCAATGATAATATGTACTGCCAAAATGTTTTAGTGCTGTAATTTCTGGTGTTTCGCCTTCAGGTACATCATATAGATCATATAAACTTGCCTCGTTTAAAACCTTTGATCTAATTTTAACTCTACGCATTAAATTAGTAACTAGTTTTTCATTGCCATCACCTTTTAAATCGTATAGACCTTTTGGAAAATAAGAAAAGTACATATTAGAATCCTTCTCCTATTGTTTTTTTAGTCATAATTTCTGTTTCAGCAAATTTTAAACTCATCTTAGTATAGATAGGTGCGGCACCAAAAGAATCTCCAGCGAATGTACTGAATACGCCTTCATCGCCATGTTGTAAATCCATTTGTTTTAATACACACTTGCTAATTCTAGGAATATATGTGTTTCTATTTTCCATGTACATGTATGTTATTTGAAATTGTGATGGTACTATAAAATCATTACCCATATCTGATAATTCTGGGTGCATGTGAAATTTAAATTTCTGTATGATCTTTTGTGCACTTTCTAATTCTTTTTGATTTTTAGGAGCAAATTCAAAAACATAATCAAATTCTCTCATTGGTACACCTTTAAACACCATTTCTAAATTTGGGTTAAATGCTCTGCCTGTTGCCTTTTGTAATGCGCCTTTTAAATCACCAGCGCCCGGTATTAAACTAACGGCCATACTGGCAATCTCTGTGCCTAGTTTAGCACTTACTTCTTTTATTCTACCTACTAAATCGCCTGGCGATCCTAATTTAGCACCTAATATATCGCCTAACATTCCTGTTTCCGTTCCTTCATGTTGTACACTATAACTAGTTTTTAATCCTGGCGGCGTGTATAAAATTAATGTATCTGATACTCTAGTATGTCTTTCGCCTATTGTTCCTGCATTTATTCCTGATGATGCTTTTACCACTCTTGCTTGAGCGGCCTGTTGACTTCTAGTATTTTTAAAAGAACCCATTTGATTTTCTTTTAGATTAGCTTTATTAGCAACAGGATCGGTACCTAATGATTCTGCTACTTTATTTGCACCTTTTTTTACACTATTCCAAAGTTGGCCCCATGCCGTATCTGTTTCTAATATATCAAATATGATATAATGACCTGTGCCTAAATTTTGTACATTTTCTGGGTACCAAGCTGTTCCATATTCATAAGGATTGGATTTCATATGAGATACAGGACTTGTATCATTTATTTCTAATGGCGATTTGTTTAATATTTTAGCAGCAGCAGCATTTTGAGCAACATTATTTTTTGATTTGTCAAATAAACTACCAGCAATACCAGCAGCAATACCTAATGCCCCACCACCTGTAAGATTGCCTAAATTCTTTTTGATTATATCTGATACACCCATACTAGATAAATACCTTTGTGATTAATAGTAATATTTATATGTGATATGAAAGCAAGTTATAAAGGAATATACAAACCTACTCATCCTAAGAAATACATTGGCGATCCAAATAGAATAGTATATCGTTCATTGTTGGAAAGACGTATGATGGTTTATTTGGATAAAAATGATCAGATCGAATTTTGGGCAAGTGAAGAATTGCCTATTATGTATAGATCGCCTATTGATTATCGTATTCATAAATACTTTCCAGACTTTATCTTTAAGTTAAAAACAGGTAAAAAATATATGGTTGAGATTAAACCATATAAACAATGTTTCCCACCAAAAGCACCTAAGAAACAAAGCAGGTACTTCATACGTGAACAGTTAGAGTATCTTAAAAATCAGGCCAAATGGACAGCAGCCAAAACCTATTGTGAGGGTAATGATTTAGAGTTTAAAATCTTCACTGAAAAAGATATAGGCGTCTATAATTAGACATAAATATAGTAAATGGCAAGTATATTAGACACTCTAGCAAATAAGCAAGGAGATACTCAAAAATCAACTTCTTGGTATAAAAATGCTGTTGCTTCAATAGCAGATAAAATAACTGCTAACAAATTGATGGCACAAGGCAAATTGACAGGTCGTCCAAATGTGGGGTTATTAAATATGTTTTTTTATGATCCAAAATATAAAAAGACTTTACCTTTTTATGATACTTTTCCATTGGTGTTGCCTTTAGAGGCAATAGAAGGTGGTTTTAGTGGTTTAAACTTTCACTATTTACCACCAATATTAAGATTTAGGTTATTAGAACAAATGCAAAGATGGGCAACAAATAATAAAATGGATTCTACAACAAGATTTGATGTTAGTTGGAAGAGAGTAAAAAATATACCTCTAGTTAAACCAACTATTAAAAAATATCTATATAAACATGTTAGATCAAGATTTTTAAAAATTGATGTAACACAAGCAGCTATAGCAGTTTATTTACCAGTTCAACAATTTCAAAAACGCTCTGATACTAGTGTTTATTCAGCATCTAAAGGAATGATCTAATGGCAATATTAAGAGGCGGTGTTCGTATTGGTGGTTTTGATATTAGATTAGGTATTCCTCGTGATAGGTCTTTAGACAATGTAGAAAATGATCCAAGATTTAGGCATAAAGCAGGCGGCAATTCTGAAACAACGATA